TTATCTAAGCTTGATAATCCTATAGACAGCCAAATATGGCTGCATGTTATTATGCGCAAGATCACCGCCTGTTTTTGCTGAAGCACCAGATTGTGTATCTCCGAACCTGCTATTGCCACCAGCATCAACATTCTGGCTATTTTTTGGCTGTACATAACCGTGGTCGTGTGATGGCAATTCGCCGATGGAGAGTTTATGCGTACGTTCTCCTGCCCGTTCCCCATTATAATAAACCGTTTGCAAACCTGTTACAGGATCATTGAAAACTCCAGTACCGATTAGCACACGTCCTACACTGCCTGGTGTACCATTATTTCCATTATCTAAAGCCCAGTTTAAATAACCAGTAGTAATACCAAGTCCGCTTTCATCAAAATTCTGCAGAAAAGTGCCGTCAAAATCATATATCTCCTTATACTCTCCCTTTACAGCGTATCCGGCAGATACATCACGGATATAAGTTGCCAGCGTATAAAGTTCTGTTCCTATTGCTATTTGAGACACCGATACTTTGTTACCGATAATTGCTTTCACTTCAGTATATATCTGTTTGTCTATGCCATCACCAAATGTTTTGGTATCTGTTGATACCGGGACATCTTTCACAAAAGTTCTGGTAAGGTCTGCCGGCACATTATTTGCCCCATCAAACCTGACTACTTCTGCATCCACAAAAACGATTCCCGCCGAGATGTTAAGAGTTCCGTTACCATTGTTAACCACATCACATCCACTTAAAACTATATCTTTTCCCAACTTGCCGAACATTGAATTGGCAACAGTCATAAACTCCGTTTGCAATGTCAATGTATAGTCCATCTGGCGTGGGTAACCTCCCTGTAATATTTTTAGATTTTTCATTTATATAATTTCTACTTTAAAACGTTTACTAGCTAATTTGTATTTGTTCACAAATGCTTTTACAGCATCTGCCTGTACAGCGATTACCGCAGGAATCCTCACCACAAAATCATACTGATCATTATACTCTGTCTGTACATAATCATAATCAGAAGGCAAATGCCCTTCTGCACCCGTAAAATCGAACTCATCAAATGATCCTTCCAATTGCAGGTACACAAATGCCTGGCTCATTGTATCCGAAAAATGAATAATATTGATATTCTCATTCAGATACCTGTCCCTTAAAGCCCTTGTTAATCTAATCACCTGGCTATTTGTTGTTGCTTCCTTTAACTTATCAAGCCGGTAGGCTATAAATTGCTTAAAAAGCCACGTAAGCGGAAAAACTAACACCGTAAGCCACGCAACTTGTTTAGGCCGCCATAAAAAGTAAGGTGTAAGCCACTTTACAATCTTTTTTAAATCAATATCGAAAATCATGTGATGTAATTTATTTGTGTACTCAGTGGATATGAGGGGTCAATTTTAAAATAGCCCGACTTAGCAGAATATCTGCTTGTAAAAGCTTTATAGGGATCACCACTACCCTGGGCTGCTGCGCTTAAAACTTCTACCTGATCGTTTATCACAGCCGGAACAGCCTGAATAGCATCAATCAACCTGTTAATATAAAACACACCATCAAACTGAATATTTGCCAGGTAATTCGTGATAGCCAGCTCTACGGCAGGTCTGATCAGGTTGATATCGCCATTTGCATTATAGTATACATTCAGATTAATTCTTACCAGATCCGCAGCCAAACTTTGCACGGTAATTTGTGTTCCTGCAGGCCTGATTTCATTTACATAATCCACCACTCCATTAATTTCATCAGCCGTAAGTACAACCGGCTCATTACCTTCCTGCTTTGCAACCTTAATTTGAACCTTGCCACCATTATCGGTAACACTGCAATATTTAACTATTTGCTTGCCTGTATCAATTGCCGGATATTTATAGACATTGTTGATAAACGATAACAAGTCTCCATGCTGATACCCTTTTACTTGATTATACCACCAGCTGAGGGTACCATATTGGTTTTCATCAATAATCAGTTGTACCGACGCTTTGAAAGCATCCAGTGCGACCTCAAAATAATAAATGGTCATAACAGTGATAAACATCCAGAGCCTCCATACCGCAGAGTTGCTCACGCTGTTTAAGGTAGTCAGCTCTACTTGTAATTCTTTTTGGGCGATCATTTGCGCCTTAATTTCTTCCGGTGTTCTTGCCATTATCTTTCTGCGTTAATTTGTATGTCTTCAAATGAATTTATTGTGACGAACGATCTTGCATATCCATCATATTGAAGCTGCAGTCTGCATTTTTGCTTTAGCTCATCAACCTGGATCTGTGTGAAACCCGTTTTAATATATTGTGTAATGTTGACGCCTGTCAAGGGGCTTTCCCTAAAACTACCCTGAGACGCGATCAGGATAAGCTGTTGATGCTGGTCCTCAGCATCTCCAACTATAAAGTCGCCATTCTCAAAGGCCAGGTCTAAATTGTCATCCAGTAGTATGTCGTTCATTGTAGTATTGATTTATTTTCTAAGTCGGCTAAGTTTGTTTTTTCAATAGTAGATGGCCCAAGCTTATCGGGCAGCCCTGATACCCCCGCCCCGGCAGTAACACCAAGATGTTTATGCACTTTATAATCAGAGATCAGACCGTTTACTTTATCTTCAAGCTGGTTGATCTTTTCAAGCAACGGGTTCACCATCGGTAATCCGCCCAATTTCCCCCCATTTACAGTTAATTGTGGCACCGTTATATCCAGTGCCCCCTTTTCAAAGTCGGCAAGCAATTTAAAGGCTGATCCCGCATCTATAGAAATACCTGCCATTTTGCTGTAAGCGAGTACAATTAAGTCATCATCGCTGTTATTGATCTGGCCGATAATTACGTAACTGCCAATTGCCGGGTAGGTTACTAATCCCATTGCGGCAACATCATTATCCGGGACAACAGGTTTTAATTTGACGCCTTCCAACACCAGGTCTTTGTCATCATAAAGAATCACACTGCAGGTCATCTCTGCTTTGTCAACACTTTGAATGATTGCCAGTTCCATTATGGCATCGAATCCTGTATTTTTTGTTGAAAGCCTCTGAATTGCTTTTTTTAAATCGCTCATGCTAATTTCGTTTCTAATGTAATATCTCTTCTGTAACCGCTTGTACCACTGCTGATGTGTACCTCTCCGATTAAATAAGAACCTTGGCGCTCCGGATATTTTTTATCGTGCATAATTGCAATATCACCTGGTTCTGCATATGGAATTCCGAAAGTTTTGAAGTTCTTTTTGTACCCTCCTTTTTTCAGTTTTTTATAATCTTCTTCCACAACTTCTTTAAGTGCTTTTCTATCCATATTCACATGGTTCATACTATGTATGGCACCGTCTTTGTCTCCAAATTCTTCTTCAATCTTCTTTCCATCAGCTAATTTGCTAATCCCCTTTACCATTACTTTGAGATCATCCGGTGTTACAAACTCCAGGTTATTTTCAATTACATTCTTATTAAAATCATAATTTACACGGTTGGGTTCCTTTCTTGCTGCCGAAGTGAATTCCGCAACAAGCACACCTTCAGAATCAAAAAAACATTGCACGCCATAGCCTTTCAGCTTATCAAATACTAATGCGGTACTTTGTTTTTTGATTACAAAGCTTCCAAGGTCAATATCTTTTATCCTGGCTTCACCCGGATATACATACTTAACTACCTCTTCCAAGGAAACTTTTTTCCATGCCTTACTAAATGAATTCTGTTTCAACTTCCACATCTCATCTTCACATGAAATTTCAAGAGGCATTTTTGCTCCTATACGGGCGATATATCCTGTAAACTCAAGATGCATGTCTGTACCATATCCCAACATGACTGTAACCCTCGATCCACGTTTCAAAATAGTGTTGATATCCCCATCTAATACCACCATTTTTCGTGGAAATTTAATGGTGCATGTATTCGTGAGGACGCTTCTGCTCTTTTTTATTTCGATCTCATTGGCAAAATCAAATTCAAGTGATTTGGAGGTAATAAGATCTGTAAAAACAATTTTTACTGTTGGATTAAGCATTATTTTCCTGCGTTTAATTCCAGCCTTTTAAACCATTGCGAAACTGTGGTAAAGGCTGTACCAACCAGAAAAGCATAAAACATTTTATCTATCCCATCCAAACTAAAACCAACCAGGTATTGTACAAAAACAGAGATAAATACATTAGTAAACCTGAAAATTATAAAGCCCATTAGAAGCCCGAGGGATAAGTCACGAAGGTTATTGATCAATAGAAACTTCCATGAAAATTGGTAGGGACTATGTAGACTGAGTTTATTTCTCTTTTTAGCATTGTTCAGCAATCTGATGGCTACTCCAATCAAAGCAAAAACAAACCCGCTCAGGTAAACAGTGATATCCTGCCCACCTAATAGCTGCTTCATAATTTGCTGGTAACTAATCACCACCTCCTGATGATCAGTTACCACAATCAGTAACATTTGCAGCGTACTAAACAGGCTTATCATAAAACCTCTTTATCCAGCTCAGCTGTATAATTTTCATAGCTCCAGCCCATAGCAAGGCAGATGATCTTGATTTCGTCCAGAGTCGCAATAAGTGCTTTGCTATCCTGGTATATTGTTCCGCCATATGGCGATAAATTGTACACCATACCATCTTCAATTCTTGCGATATATAATTCTTCCATAAGTTGATTAGTTAAAAATTTGTGTATACGGGTTGTTTGAGGTTAATAGGATTGGAGGGTTAGCTGGACCGTTCGAGTAACCAAAATTAAAAATGGAGACCGATGCTGACGCCAACGTAGAGATGTCTATTGTATGACTTACAGTTTTGGCATAAAGGTTCGCTCCTATATCACCTCTCGCAATATCTATTACATTTACTACTCCAGATCTTGAGACATAGGTTAACTCGTATTGAATAACCATAGTATATGCCACAAGAAATGACTTAGTAAAAGTTATATTTAATGCTCCTGAACTAATATCCATTGTTACTATAACCGGATCAGTTTGCTGTGTAAAAGGAGATGCAACTGTGAATGTACATTTATACTGAGCGGTCATCACCCATAATTTTTCTAAAGGGGTAGATGGTGAACCATTATTATTTCCCATTACATACCCAGCAGGTTGCTGATACACGCCGCTTGGAGCTTTAGTTAGTACATCACCTATATCCGACCTATTTAAATTCCAGATAATGTATCTTAGACTGACAGTTGAACCACCCGTTTTAGGTGCATTCGCATCCATAAAGGCGTATAGATTATTGATGAAGTTATCTATTGCAACCTGAGGATTTGGAGCAGCCCTAAAAGCACCACTGATGTCAATAGATTTCAGTAACGGGCATGCCCAAAGAACTGTAGGGACGTTCGATGTAAGATACCTATTAGCATAGCCATTATACGAACCGGCCTGTAAAGTTACCAGATTAACAAGATTTGCAAAATTATTCCAGGTGGTTGCCTGGAAATTACAAATCAGCTTTTTCAATGTCCTTATTCGTGACAAAACTTCAGGGAATTCTATAATCTCTCTTGGACTTACTACCGTACCAAAAATCAGGGTTTCTAATTCCAGCTCCCCAACATTTTCAGGTACAGCACTTGTCCCATCCGAGTCCTTTAAGAAACTACTGAGTGTTAGTATCCTGAGTGTAGGCTTCAGATAAATAAGTTTGTCGAAATTGGTGTAACTGAATGGAAGATCATACTGAGATGCCTTCAAAACCAGTGAGAATTCAATTATTTTCGTTAAAAATATCTCAACTGGATAAACTACATTCTCTATTGGAAAAAATAAAACACTCAAACTTGGCAATGATGTTAAGTCAGAGAAATTTACAGGACTAAAGGTAGTGTATGATTGAATTCTGCTGAGCCTTGGGAATTGTGCCAATACTAATTTTAGTTCCTGACTTGGTAAACCTAAGATATAAATGGACCATAATGCAGATCTGTTGTTAATAGTAATTGAGATCGTCCGGCTTTTATTTAGTCCATCAGCATAAATATAGCTAAATTTTCCGCCAGTACCATCACCCATTGTGCCGTCAATATTTTGCAGAAATGTTATAGCATACCTTGCCGCGCTCGCTGTTCCGGCTCCCCTGTCAAATGTTTCATAAGTCACTACATTTCCATCACCCCAGTCTATACTAATCGTTGCCGGGAAAGTAAAGGTGAACTGAATTCCTGTCGAATTTTCTATAAACCTATACCCTGTCCATTTGAACACCCATGGGGTCTTTGGAATACTAAAATCAACAACTTTATTTCCGAAACGGATTACCTTGTTATTCTGACTAATTACCATATTAATTCCCTGATTGTCTCCATGGTGTATTATCTGCTACAGCGAAGTAGACATAACGACCTGAATTATAGTAAAAACCCTGATAAAACACTTTGTTATTTGCCGGATTGATTGTTGGCTGGAAGTTATTTGCTTCATTATATTCGGCATCCAGTATCGCGATAATCACATCAGCATCCGAAATAAACCCTCCTGGAACAATCTCTGCAGTTGCCTGTAAATTTCCCAGATCATCTATCTGTACCACGCGAATTCCAGTTCCTGAAAGCGCAGATAATTTTATCGCACCACCAAAAGAAACCGCATTAGCAAGGAACGCCGTAAATTTTGCTGCCAGTGTCAAAGGAGTCACATATTTTACTGATTCAGTACCAGCTAGTGCTTCTGCCGGAGTTGCCGGTGCTTTTGCATTTAGCTGCGCTTGTAATTTACCCAGAGCAACCAATAATGTATCTGTTGCTGTAACAGCTATATTCGAAGTAAAAAATATCCCTGTTAATACTGCAGCTCGGATTTTTGTAGCAAGATCGCTCCACTGGGTACTATAATCCGTGGCATTCAGCTTCTCTAAAAACTGACCGGCTGCACCTCCAGCTGCGATACCCGGCCCTGCAGCACCGTTGGCACCCTGAGCGCCGGCTAAACCTCTCTCACCAGTATCTCCTTTTACTCCCGGAATTCCTTGTGCACCAGTAGCTCCCTGTATACCCTGAGCTCCTGTATCACCTTTTAATCCCTGCGGACCTTGTGTACCTGCAGCTCCCTGTGCACCTTGCAAACCGTCAACGCCAGGTACACCTTGCGCGCCTTTCTCACCAGTATCGCCTTTTAACCCCTGCGGACCTTGTGCACCTGCAGCTCCCTGTGCACCTTGCAAACCATCAACGCCAGGTACTCCTTGTACACCAGCAGCTCCTGTATCCCCTTTTATACCCTGGGGACCCTGAACACCTTGCGCGCCAGGCAGGCCCGGCGAACCTTCAACACCAGGGATTCCAGGTTCACCAGCCGCTCCGGTTTCTCCTTTTACACCCTGGATGCCTTGAACACCTTCTGCACCCTGTGCACCAGGCATACCCTGCAAACCAGTTACGCCCTGGATACCGATCGGGCCCGGGGCACCAACATCGCCCCTAACGCCCTGATCACCTTTATCCCCCCTGGCGCCGGTTTCTCCACGGGCACCGGTCTCACCACGGAGACCCGTTTCGCCGCGGTCTCCCTTATCCCCTTTTGTAATTAAGGAGATCCTGTCCACAACAAATGTTAAAATGTATTGCTTTAACTGGCCGATGTTGTATTTTTTGGTTTGCCCTGAAGCCTGCCCCTCACTTACAGGCAGCTCATGCCCATCCTGAAGACTTGTCCCCTGGAGTAATTGCCATATTTTAATTAAATCCATTCTGTTATTTTTTGTAATTATCAATCAGACCCGTCCCCTGGAGTAATTGCCCTCTCTTAAATAAGTTCCACATTAAATCTGAATCCTTTTTTTCTCGCTATTTGTCAGAACATCATTGTTATTTGTAGCAAGGACTCTGGTTATTTCGGTATCGCCACCCTGGCTGCTTACTACTTTAATGCTGTCTTTTGACAGGTAGTCTGCATAAATACGCAATGCAGTTTCTGGGTAAGTGTCCTGAATAAATAGACTCTGTCCGGCAAAAGCATCAGCACTTATACTTAATCCATTATCATTTGCCAGATCTACCAATGCCCTTGTATCTCCATAATACTGGATAGCAATGTCCATTAGTGTCTGACCGTATAGTACCTGTATGATCATATCCTTAATTTTTTGTTTGATTTTTGGCATCTTTAATCACCAGCTCCAGCGGTTCATCACTCAGGCATTGCAACACAAAGGGTTGTATATTACTATAACCTTCAACTTCAGGAAACTTGATGTCCTTAATAACCAGGTTGTGTATGTCCAGTAGGTTCAGTACTGGCGATAACACCTGTAATTCTGCCTCTACTTTGAAAACCTGGTGAAGATTATAAACCAGCTCCTCCGGATAATCATCATTATCATAGTTGATAAGTATACCCCTGATCGTTACCTGATAGTCGTCGATACTTATGTATTCCTTCACAGAACCGTTACGCCCCTGGATAGGGGTGGTAACGATATTCTTTGATGCAGTAATATCGATCAAAGGACAATCCGGGAAAGTATACGCCATTGTCGGGGTCTTAAAAGTTATCTGCTCAAACAGTAACTGTCCCAAAATATTTTTTGCGGTTATTGTCTGTTGAGTAGCAACAAGAGATGAATCATACGAACCAGTTTTTGCCTGGTGGCCAAAAACTTTTCCGTATAACTCGTTAAGATTAAAATTAATATTGCCCATTGTAATTATAAATAAATTGGTGTTTTTCCATCCCCGGAAAGCCGTTTGCTCTCAAAGTGTAATGCATATAATAATTGCTGCCATATTTCCGAAAATTCGGCATCCGTTAACTGATCAGGATCAATTTTAAAATGATACCTGATCAGTGCGTTTGCCTTGCGGAAGAGATCAAGATCTTTGCCCGTAGCAATTGACGGGCAAAGATTTAATATTTCACTGCTTCCGCTTTTAGAAAATTTAAGGACTTCCAGAGCTGCACCTGGCAGGTGATGGCCACATCTTCATCCGTCTGGAATTGCGGGTCTCCACCTAACCATGTGCTTGACGCAAGAAACTCACGGGCTTCAAAAATCTGCCCCGCAGTTGCATCATTTACACAATTGGCAATGATATCCCTTGTGGGTTTCTTAAAGTAGCCGCGGATCTTTGATTTATCCTCCAGCTCTACGTCAATAATAATTACCTGTTTATGGTTCGTTTTCCATAGTTCAAGTGTTCTCTGATCAACCTCTCCAGGGATCATCTCTGTTGGTGTTTCTTTAATTTTTGTTGGATTCGCCATTTTCTAAATGAAGTTTAATAATTAAGCGTTCCAGTCGATATCGCCAATGTATAATGGCAACTCAACTTCGAATTCTTTAACCTCTCCTGCCTTGCCAGATCTGCCCTGGCCAGTAAATTTGCAATTGATCAGCTTATGCGTAACCAGTTCAGAACCGGTTCTGTAGCATACTACGATATCAAATGAAGGGATATCGTAAATACTCGTTCCTTTCTCCATCAATCTGTTCAATGCTTCCACTTCAGACATTTCAAAAATCAGCTTTCCGGTTGCCGCATAGTTACCGGATACAAATCCGATATCTTTTTTACCTCTTCCTTTTACGCCTTTCGTTTCCTGACTATCACTGTAATCAATACCTTTCAGGCCAGTAATACTGCGTCCCAATAAATTTACTCTCACGCTGCCCCAGCTGTGGATCTCTGCGTTAATAACTTTTTCTAATGCCATTTTTAGTTTGATTTAAAAGGGTTTGAGAACCCGATTGCTACTGTAATTTCACGTGCTATGGATACAGGGATAAATGTTACTTCTATCTCTAATTTTGAGGTAGAAAGCACATCCTGCTCAGGATCAACATAACAATCTATGCCCCCGCTGATATCGCCATCGCTTTCCATTCCCGACAGCGCTTTTGCGCCCGTGGCTTCCAATGCTTTCACGTCTTCATCCTGCAGGTATCCGGTTGCAGGATCAACTTTTACTCTCCCCTTGATTTTTGGTAATAAGGCCTGTCTTACTAAGAAAATCGCTTTTTCTATTGTCCTGTTGTTCTCAATAAAAGCATAATCATTGTTATCCAATGCACTCGCAGTGTGACTGTCACTTAAGTGAAAACCAGCAATACCGGCAACTGCAGTAGGAAAAATGTATCCCTTCTCATCAAGAACATCCAAGTCTGCTTCGTTGTAAGCCGACAACTCTAATCCTGAACTCAGACCGGCAGTAACAAAAACACCGTTGCCTGTATCCTGAAGATCAAAATCTGAATTAAGCTCACCAATATCCTGACTTACGGATGCTTTACTGATTAACCCCAGTACATCACCTACGGCAGCATAACCAGCATATGCAGAGTTTGAATTACTGATAGCCGGGTCAGCAGCAATAGTAATACTCACATTTGGCGTGTTAAGCGTACGCAGATCTTTAGCAGCTGCAGCAGTTCCGCTAAAACTACGTCCTTCCAAAAGGAAGCCCGCATACCTGAAAGCAGCAAATTCAGATTCATACAAACTTTGCGCTTTAGCAGCGGCAGTCAGTACATCTGCATCCAGGCCATTCAATCCTGTAGGTACATAACCGGCAACAGGATTGCGGGAAACACCACAATACTTAATTAATCCCTGAGATTCTCTTAACAGTTTTTTAGCCAGATCTTTCGAAGGATCTACCAGGTCGGCCATAGTGTTTTCCTGCGCTGCAATCATCACGTTTAAGGTTCCTGAAGGATTAGCTTTAAAAAACCTGTCGATCGCATGGTATACCAATACCGAATGGGTAGCGTCGTACTCAGGGGTAATGCCAATTGATACTGCATCCCTAATAGAAAGCATAGGATAAACGGTGTCCAGCACCAATTTGCCTGCTACAGCAACTCCTGTAGTGATCAGTCCGCAAACTCCGTCCTGACTAGGGGAACGCCTGCCCAATGCACCGTTGCGTTTTGTAATGGTAACGTTGTGTTTTGCCATTTTAATTTATTTTTTAAATAATAGAATATTAAATAGTATTGATAATAGAAGGAGCACGCCAAGGCTCCCAAACAGCATTACAGCCCATGTTGGCATTTGCTTAACCAGTTCTTTCTGGGTCGACACCTCTTGCGTTAACCTGGTTATTTCAGCTGTCAGCATGGTTACTACCTGGTCCTTGCTTTCGCAGCCTAACTGCAGCTTCCCATATTTATCGATCCAGTAGGTGAGCAAAGCTTTGGTTTGCGGATCGCTGAAACTCTGCTTGTCAGTTTCGGGAGCTGTAGGTATAGGTCTGCCCTGGGCGGCGGCCGTAACACTATCTGCCAGGTATAGTGTTCTTTTTTGTTCATAGACAGCAAGCAGGCTGTCCAGGTTCAAAGAAATGCCGACTTTGCCTCCTTTAACGGCTACATCGACCGGGGTTAGTTTAACAGATGTACTGTCCGTTCTGGAATAACTTGATGCTGGCCTCACAACCTTGCAGGAAGCAGCAAGGATGGATACAGCTGCGAAAGCAGCCAGCGTGATGATTTTTCGGGTTCCCATGATTAATCCTCCACTGGATAAATGTAACCTTCGAGGTTTAAGCCATCATCCCTGAAATCACGGGTGATCGTTCTTAACTTAACCGCTACCCGGTCGCCTTCTCTGCTTCCCGTTGCATTGGTATTGCCTTCAATAGTGACCATGGTGTTGTTTTTAACATCAACACTCTTCACAATGCCGTGATGCCCGGTTGTACCTTTACCGTGTCTCCACACGGCAATGGCACCAGGCTTAGGCTCTTCGCCAACGGAAAACGTTCCGTTGTTTTCGTGCCTGTGCAGGGTATCCAGTGCACCTCCGGTATTACAGCTATTGATAGCAGCTTTTAGTGCTTTGTTATCAGCATATACAGCTGCATAGATCATTTTAGTAAAGAAGGCACACCATGGTGCTCCTGTATAAAATCCGATCAGTCGCATTAATTTCTCAAACGTGGTGTTGAAAAAACCTTTGTTCCCCGGTCTTTCAATTACACCTATATATTTTTCTGCCTCTGCAATAATTTTCTGAGTTCTTGACATATTTTCTATTCCCTTTTTAGACAGGATTTTTACCCCCGTATTGTTTTTGTGTCCCCAAAAGTGAAGAGATAAAACCCCGTTTCAAAACCGCTATTCCCATAAATAGAGCGTTTTACGTATTGAATACGCAGTTCTGACCAGTCATGGAAAAAGCAGTTTAGATAGACGCTCTGTTTACTGCACTTTTGCCATACGACAAGAGATTTATACCCTAAAAACATAGAATTTGAATGACGCTATTTGAAACAATTGCCACTTTAGTCGTCCCTTTTTTTGGAGGAGGCGCAGCGATTAAAATATTTGACCGCTTTACTGTCAGTAAAAAAGATCAGAATGATTATATCCTTTTACTGGTAAAACAGCTGCAGGAAAATGTCAACGCCAATAACATGGAAATACAGAGCCTTAAAAAGGAAGTTGACGACTGGAGGAATAAATATTACTTAGAACTTGACCAGAAGAATAAACTCTCTGAAGAGCTAAGAAAAGTAACTCACGAACTGGAAAGGTTTAATACAAAATATAAAACAACATTATAATGGCATTTTTAAATGAAAGTGATTACAGCGTACAGATACGCAGTGAAATTAAGGCAGTAATAGTTAAGACAGCTACTGCCCAAGCCCTCGCAGAACAAATGGCGCAGGACGAAATGAGTGTTTACCTTCATACGGGAGGATACGATGCTGCAGCTATTTTCAGTGCATCAGGTACCGAAAGAAATGCAGTGATGGTTATGCGGATGATTGATCTCACTATTTATCATCTCTATGCGGCGATAGTGGCTAAGGCCATGCCGGTTAATAGAGAAATCCGTTACACCGCAACAATAGCCTGGTTGGAAAAAGTAAGCCTTGGAACACTAAATCCGGACCTGCCTAAAGTTGCAGTAACCAGCAATCCATCATAAATAGGAAACTTTAAAAAACATGAAATGAAGAACAATAATAGTATAACAAGGGGGAACAAATTATGGCTTTAGGCGGAGATTATGTAATCACAGAAACCCATAACCAGGTTTTCAACAATATTGGTCTACAAAACGTAGATACGGCTATAGTCACATTATCACAATTTAACAACGTAATCAACACTTCAGAGAAGAAATTAACTGGGATTGTTAAACTTGTAGAAAATGCAGGAAAACTTATTACTGATCAATTCTCAATAGACGCAATTGTACAATTTGGTGTAGACTCAGCTAAAGCTTACCAAACCATGCGATCGGCCGATGCCGAAAACTCGGCGGCATTAAATAAATCTGGCGGGGCAGTCGGAAGAACACTGAGTGACTTGAAAACATCAGCAAATGCTTTATCTAAGACTACACTGTTTGACCCTGCATCTACAGCGGGAGCACAGGCGTCCATCCAGGCTTTTACGAATATCAAAGGGGCGATTTTTGATCAGGCGATTCCAGCCATACAAGATATGTCACAAAGTATGGGAATAGACCTGAAAGATGCATCTGGTAAAGTTGGAAAAGCACTCAATGACCCAATTAGCGGTATCAAAGAACTAAGCAGTGTAGGCGTAGAATTCTCAAAATCTCAGCAAGATGCGATTACAACAATGGTTAACCATAATGATGTTGCTGGTGCCCAGGCAATTATTCTGGGAGAACTAAACAATCAATTTGGTGGATCTGCCGTTGCTGCGAGAGAAGCGGCTGGTGGACAAGCAGATTTTGATATGTCAGTAAAAAATTTGCAAGTAGGCATAGGAGGGCTAATAACTAACGGACTCGACCCAGTATTTAATGCTATGACTTCCTTCATAGAACAATTACAGCTTGGTGTTGAATGGCTTTCTGCAAATACCGACGTATTGATGATCGTTGGTGAGGTACTCGCTGTAGTTGGTGGTGGATACTTAGCCTATCAGGGTTATGTATTGGCACTTCAAGCACCAATGACCATTTTCACAGCTGGTCAATGGTTACTTAATGCAGCGCTATCTGCGAATCCGATAGGAGTTGTAATAGGATTGATTGCCGGGGCAGTTGGTGGTGTAATTTTGGCTTATAAACATTTTGAAACTTTCAGAGCCGTTATCGACGGAGTTATTGCAGTAGGCAGAATACTGGGAGACGTGTTTATGGGAGTCGGGAAAATCATCGTTGGTGCCCTTTCTTTCAATCCTTCTATGTTTATGGAAGGCGTTAAGGATTCAATAAAAGTTGCAAAAACGATTGCAGATGGAGGTATTCAGAATGCATATAAAAAAGGTCACGATGAAAGTCTTGCAAAATCTGCCAGTGAGAGTAGAGAAAAGGCA